CATGGCCCGAAGGAAAGGCCGGGTTTGTGACATCAGCGACGGAGGATCGGCTGATTGTGCAGTATCATCCCGGCATCGGCAACGTAACAAATCATTTCATGATTCCTGTGTCCGAAGCAGTAAGCGGACAATGGGAAATCAGATGGTCGGCCGATATGTCGGAAGTATCTGAGTATGGCATCAAGGCAGACGTAGGGCAGCAGGAAACGGAAGGAGCTGAGGGAGAAGATGAAACTTGAGGAACTGATTTATAAAAGGTTCTCCGGTTCGGAGGACCTTGCGAAGCGCCTTGCGGCATTTTCCGGAGAGCCTGCTGTTTTCAGCCCGGAACCGCCTGGAGAGAATCAGGAAGGGTGGGAGGGTAATACGCAGTACCCGATGGTGGTTTACAATTTTGACCTGCAGGCGAATGAAGAGCGGCGGAGCGCGGGGACTTTGTCGGTGTCTCTGCTATGTCAGAATACGGCGGAGGTAATGCCGGAGGAAATAGAGCCGATCATTAAGGACTGTCTGCGGGATGTGATATTAAAGCCGGAAGGTGGAACGCCATACTGTTTTGCATGGGCGAGGACAGACGCATTTTCCATAGACGAAAAGAAGGGGGATGTGACAATCGGAAGTGAGATACGGTTTGACATCCTGGAATATCCTTCTCAGGAAACGTCCGACCCTGACCCGGTTATGGCAATCAATAAGTACATTAAGGGAATATATCCGGAGTGCCTGATTATGGGATATGACAGGATGGAGGAAACAACAGAGGCGTCAGCAGAAAGGCCGGTAATCTACTGTAGGCTGTTGTCAGCGGATAAGGCCGAGGAAACAAATACAGTCGCATGGATGGATGGCAGGATTGCCGTCCATATTTTATGTCCGGACAGCGGGATAAGGCTGAAAATGGCGGCAGCCATTGCAAACAGAATTTCGCTGGATGGGGAGATTATCATGTTGGACTATTCGCCAATGTTCATAAAGAGGCTACAGGCGAATTATAAATCTGACTATTTAAAATACGGTCAGATTTTTGTAACAGGTCATTACGGGTTGCTGAGGTATCGGGCGAAGCCTCATTCCCTGCAGGCAGCTCATATGAAGTACAAATAAGGAGGTACAGAATGGCAAAGGAAACAGAAAAGAACGCCTCGGCTGTCGGAAAACAGGCAGAGGTAGGGCAAACGCCGAAGGAAAAACCAAAAGTAGCGAAAGAATCTGCTTATCCAGTGAGTGACCTTGCGGCAAATGCCAAGAAAATCTTTGGAACCAGGCAGGAATGTGTTTTGGCGGCGCTTCGGGCCGCTGGGAAAACGGAGTGTACGGTTTCAGAGGCAAAGGCGATTGTAGAAAAATTCTTAAAGAAGGAGGTTGAGTAGATGGCAGGGACATTTATCTTAGGAGAAACAAAGGTTCGGCCCGGTTCATACTTCAACATTCAGAAAAAAGGCGGAAACGCAGCCGCCAGTGTGATGAATGGAGTAACGGCTGCAATCTTCAAGGCAGATTTCGGGCCGCTGAATACCGCGGTTGAACTGAGTGCCGAGGACGGCTATGAGCGGACGTTTGGAACCGGGCTTACCACGGATGTAATCAAGGAGGCGATTGCCGGCGGTGCAAAGACCATTATCGCCTGCAGGGTAGGAAATGGAGGCACACAGGGAACGATCACGCTGAAAGATGTAGACGGAGAAGATGCACTCACAGTTACAGCGAAGTATCCGGGAGATAAGGATTTCACGGTTACAATCCGTGAGAAACTTTCGGATTCCGCTCTGAAGGAGTGTATTTTTTATACGGGTATGACAGAGTTTGAAAAGCTGGAGTTTTCTGCGGGCGAGGGAGAGGCAGATGCCCTTGTGGCGGCACTGGCATCCTCCAGAAACTTCAAGGCTGAGGCAAAAGAAGGGAAGGGTACAGCCCAGCTTGCGGCGATTTCCCAGAGTGCGTTTACAAAGGGAACCAATCCCCAGGTAACGACAGGGGATTACTCCAATGCTTTTGCACAGGTTGAGCCTTTTGACTTCAACACGATCTGCCTGGATACGGAGGACACGGAGATTCATCTGCTCCTGCAGTCTTTCATCAACAGGATTTTTGATGCTGGGTCGCTCTGCCAGGCGGTGGTTGCTGAAAGGCATACGGTTGATCTGGATGTAAGGGAAGCGCACGCAGCGTCTTTTAATGACGAAAAGATGAATTATGTGCTGAATGCTCATATCGACGAGCAGGGCGTAGAGATTGACGGCTATCAGACAGCAGCACGCATTGCCGGGATGATCGGGGCGGCGGCATCCAATTCTTCCCTCACACATACCGTAATCAACGGCTTTTCTGAAATCAAGGAGAAACTGACGAACACGGAGATTATCGCCGCCGAGAAGAAGGGGTGCCTGGTACTGACCTACAACAAGGCAAAGCAGGTGTGGATTGATAATGCGATCAATACGCTTATTACTCCTGCAGACAACCAGGACGACGGCTGGAAGAAAATCCGGAGGGTTAAGACAAGGTTTGAGCTTATCAGGCGCATTAATACCACAACGGATGATCTGGTCGGCAAGGTTGACAATGACAAGAACGGCAGGGCGACGGTTATCAGCCAGATTCAGGGCGTTGGAGATTCCATGAGGGAAGAAGGCAAGTTGGTGTCCTGCTCAGTAACTGAGAGCAGCGCATACACGGCTGACGGCGACAGCGCTTGGTTCGATATTGATGTGATTGACAAGGATTCTATGGAACACATCTATCTGACCTTCCTGTTCCGTTTCAGCACTAACGAAGAATAGGAGGGATAGGCTATGAGAAATGAGAGAGCAGCGGGTGATTCCAGACACGCAAGGACAGGGAAGGACGGTGCATTTTACAGTGAGGACGGCGTTCTGCTGGCGACGGTGGAGCAGTTTACATCAAATGTGAACTGGAATAACGCAAAGTACAGCGTCCTCGGTGATGCACAGGAGCATGAGACGGCGAACACTTTTGCCGTCAACCTCACCATGTCGCAGATTGTGGTGGAGGATGATGAATTTATCGAAGAGCTTATGGAGGCTCTGGAAACGCAGATTATGCCGTTTTGGAATTTCCAGGGAACACTTCTCGGCCGGAACGGATCGGAAGAGCGTGTTGTCTATAAGGAGTGCATTCCTTCCGGGCAGGTTGACATCCAGAATGTTGCCGTAGGCGATGTAATCAAGCGTAACTGGAATTTTTTTGTGAACAGACCGCCTAAGCTGCAGTCGTTATTGACGGTAGACAGGGAGTAACAGCAGCAGATCATCAGACAGGGAGGGGCAGGCCAGCCTCTCCCTTAAATTTTGAGAATAAGGAGGAAAGCAATTATGGCTGACGAGTTAAAGAAAGGCGTAACGATAGGAGCAGGCAGTGCGGAGAAAACCGCAGCGCAGAATGAAACAGTAGTTGAAACCGGCGAGGAAGAAACAAAGGAAATCATCCGGGCGAATGAAGAGGATTTCATCCAGGGATTGATCGCCGCCGCTGGTTTTGCAACGGAGGAACGCCAGAGGATTGAGATTATCCGGGATGGCAGACTGTATTTTGCATTTGAGATCAGGCCCCTCGGTTCCGAGGAATACGACAAGTGCCGCAAGAAGTACACGAAGTATGTACGTAATAAGCAGCTGGGGATGAAGATGCCGGAGGACACGGACCGCATCAAGTACCAGTCCGCAATCATCCACAAGGCAACGGTGGACGAGGACAGGGAGAAGCTGTGGGATAACAAGAAGGTATGGAAAGCCCTAGAGGAAAAAGGCTACCAGATTATGAGCGGCCTGGATGTGATTGAGTACACGCTGAAAGCCGGTGAGAAGGATAAAATCTTGGAGGCAATCGACAAACTCAGCGGGTATGAGGCCAATCTGGAGGAAGTGGCAAAAAACTGATCGAGGCCGGAGGAAAATTATGCCTGTTGCATCACATTTTCCAGACAACAGGCATAACCCCGGAGGAATTTTATGAGAAACCAAAGGGAGTGCAGGCGTTTATGCTTGCCTCCATGAGAATAACTTTAGAATCACGGAAAGGAGGGAATGACAATGGCTGAGACTCTTAGAATTGAGATACCCATTGAGACGATAGATGAAACAGAGCCGGAGTTGTCAAATCTGATTAAGAAAATAGGAAAGCTTGGTACAGAGGCGGATAAGGCTGGAGAAAAAGCAAAGAAGTCTTCTGAATATGTCTCTGAATTTGACAGGCGGGCACAGAAAACGGAAAAGAGCCTTGCAAGTTGGGCGAAGGAAAAGTATGAGATACTGCTGGAGGCAAAAGACAGGATTTCTCCGATTGTTTCCACGCTCGGCAATGGACTGAGAAGTTTTGCCGGGAAAACATGGAGCGTAACAATGCGGGCAGTCGATCTCATTACCTCCCCTGTGAGGGGAATCATAAACCTATTGAAAAATCCGGTCTTTCAAGTGGGAGCAGTCCTCGGAGTCAGTATAGGGTTGAAGGACACAATAGAAACCTATAAGGATTTCGAGGCTGCTATGTCACAGGTCCAGGCCATAAGCGGAGCCACAGGCTCGGAGCTGACGAGGCTGACGAATAAAGCGAAGGAAATGGGGGCTACGACGAAGTTCACGGCTCAGGAGTCAGCAGAGGCGTTTAATTATATGGCTATGGCGGGCTGGAAAACAGAAGATATGCTCAGTGGCATAGAGGGTATCTTAAGCCTTGCAGCTGCATCCGGCGAGGATTTAGCCACCACATCAGATATTGTCACGGACGCTTTGACGGCTTTCAACATGAAAGCGGAAGAGGCGGGGCGGTTCTCGGATGTGCTGGCGGCAGCGGCATCAAATGCGAATACAACGGTTTCCGGAATGGGGGAAACCTTCAAATATGCCGGTTCTATGGCCGGGGCTTTAGGCTATTCCATAGAGGACGTTGCCTTAATGACCGGGCTTATGGCAAATACCGGCACTAAGGCAACAATGGCAGGTACATCACTGAACTCAATCTTTACCAGATTATCCACGAATACCAACGGTGCGGCGGATGCAATGTCTGATTTAGGGATTGAGTTTTTTACGTCAGAAGGAAACGCAAGGGATCTGTCAGATGTAATGGGTGAACTGAGGAAAGCAACTGCAAATATGTCTGCCGAGCAGAAATCCAATCTGGCAAATACGATAGCCGGTACCGAAGCACAGAAGGGCTTGCTGGCTATTCTGAATGCCTCAGAAGAGGATTATAACAAGCTGGCAGATGCAATCAACAACGCAGACGGTGCGGCGGCAAATATGTCGGAAACAATGATGGATAACCTGCAAGGGTCCATCACATTACTGCAGAGCGCTGTGGACGGCGTGAAAATCTCTTTTGGAGAGAGGTTATCCCCTTATGTGAGAAGCTTTGCAGACTGGCTTACCGACCAGATGCCCGCAGTAGAGCAGGGATTGGACGATTTGATGGATTGGGTTGACACGAAGGTTGACCAGATGCAGAGGAAATTCGCTGAAATATCAGACACGAAGGAGTGGAAGGATGCCGATTTCTTTGGCAAAGTCAAGATTGCTTGGGATGAATTTATTGCAGAGCCTTTTGCAGAGTGGTGGAGCAGCACAGGAAAAGCAAAGTTTGCTGATTTCGCACAGGACATCGGGGAGGGAATCGGTACCGGCCTGAAAGTCGGCATTATGACTTTGCTTGGAATTGACATCGGAGAGACTTTGGACGAGGGAGTGAGTATTGGAGCCTCGTTTGCAAGGGGCTTTTCTGAGGGCTTTGATTTTGAGGCAGTATCGGAGAAACTGTGGGATGGATTCAAAAGTCTATTATCCAGCGCCGGAAAATTACTTCCGGGAGGGGAATCAGCAGATTTGTCCTCAGTTTTGTCAGCTGTTATGCTCAGCAAGATTGCTACGCCGTTTATCAGTCTGGGAAGGGGAGCGGCAAGCGTCGGCAAAGGATTGTTCGGGGCGAATCCGGCAACGGGTACTTCCCTTATGGGTTCCTTCCTCGGTTCGGCGGCAGCGGGTACGGGATTGTTCGGAAAGTCTGCTATGCTGGCTATCAATTTGGGAGCCGGGAATCTGGCGGGCGGTGCATCCATGAGCACCGGCGCATTGGCGGCGACCGGGTTAGGAGCCGGAGCCGGTGCGGTTGCGGCTGGCGCTACGCTGATAAGCAGTGCGTTGGACGCATACAAAGCGGTTAAGTCCGATAACGCAGATGAAAAGAAAGCATACGGGGAATCAGCAGCCTGGAAAGCTGGCGGTGTTGCGGCTGGTGCTGCAGCCGGTGCGGCGATTGGCTCTATTATTCCAGGGCTTGGAACGGCAGTAGGCGCTTTGATTGGCGCCGGTGTCGGTGGCATAGCCGGATGGATCAAGGGTAACAAGGTCAAAGAGGAATATCAGGAAAACGTAGAGGAAATGCAGAAGGAGGCGGAAAAGGCTCAGAAAGTATTTCAGGCTACAGGGCTGGCAATCGAAGATGTCAAGTTTAAGAATGAGGCATTGACGCAGGCAATGAACGATTCGGAAGTGTCGGCGGAAGAGTTTGCGTCTATGTTCCAGGAACAATGTGCTAAAGTGATGGACGAGGCGTTTGGAAACATCCACCTGTCACTTGCAGAGGTAAAGAAACTGGCAAGCGAGATTACCTTCGGAAATATGGCTGACAGTCTGAATGAGTTTACCTCAGCAGTAGGGCAGGCAGAATCTTCTCTGAATACCCTGCAACAGTCGGTAACAGAAATGAAAAAGGAGAATTGGAAGGTCGGTCTTGGCCTGGAGCTTTCAGAAAGCGAAAGAGACAACTACCGGACAGCGATAGACAATTTTGCAAGTTCTGCACAGGCGTACATAGAGGATAATCACTACGAGGCAACGGTGGCTTTGCAACTTCTGACAAACGGAAAGGGCGACACTATCGGTCTTGATTCCATGTACGAAGGATTTAAGACACAGACAATCGAACTTGGTCAGGGCTTATCAGATGCAATAGAGACAGCTTTGACGGACGGCATAATCAATGTTGATGAAATAGCAATCATAGAGGAATATCAGCAAAAAATCAGTGACATCACGAATAAGATTTCCGAGGCGAAGAGTGAGGCACAGTTGCAGGCTATCGGTATTAAATATTCCGGAGCCGAACTTGATGTGGAGTCATTCCAGGCTATGCAGGAAGAGCTTACAGCATATTCCCAGGCAGAACAGGAGAGTTTCGACGAGGCTCTAAGGCTGACATTGACAAACCTCAATCTTGAACTTGCTGAGGGAGCAATCACGCAGGCACAGTATGATGTAGCAGTCAAAGAGGCAACGGAGGGCTACCAGGCGCAGCTAAATGAAGTAAGTGTGCGGATCAACAATTTCAACCTTGATGCGATTGCTACGGCATACGAGGACGAATTGAACGGAATCCTTCCATACTTCGAGGGTACAACACAGGAGAAGTTGCAGCAGGCAATCAATAATGCCATGATTTCGCATCCGGACATAGCATCATGGACGCCAACGGATGTGATAGGGTGGCTCGGACTTGACAAACTACCTACGGATGTGGCAACACCGTTTGCGGCTCAGCTTATCCAGTCGGCACAGGCGAATACAGACGCTACCAAAGAGCAGTTGATTGAAAGCTACAAGGAGTGTATCCCGACAGCGGAAGAGATTTATGCGGCGATTGATTGGAGTTCGTTCGATTTCAACGACAAGGATGCATTGATGAAGATGATTGATCCGACATACGGGCAGGGAGCGGCTTTTGGAGTAAGCTCAGAAGATAGGGCAAAGACATTTACCGAGTATTACGGTCAGGGTTGGGAAGATGTTGCAAAGGCAACCTCAGAAAATATTGCGAGGACCATGCAGGAAAATCTTGATCCGGAGGCTCTGCAGAGTGTCATGGACGAATATTTCACAAATGCAGTGTTACAGTTGCAGACTGCACAGATACCGTTCTTTGAGGATGTTATGACACAGTACGGTCCAATCTCAAACGAGTATTACGCGCAGCTGGTATCAGAATGGCAGATGGCGGGGACGGCGTTTGCCGATTCTCTGAATACCGGGGCATCCACAAGCCTGTTAGAAGGTTCGTCGCTTTTGAGAACCAGCCTGCAGACATCACTTAATACAGCCGCATCAAGTCCGTTTTCTATTAGCCCGACCGTCAATGTGATACCGATGTACAATGTAACAGGCTTGCCAGCGTTGCAGACAACATACAATGCTACTGCAAGCGGTCATGCTGCCGGTGGCTATATAGGCAGTCCGGAACTGTCATGGCTGGCAGAGGAAGGTTACGGAGAGTTTGTTATCCCGACAAATCCGAGCCGCAGGGCAAGGGCGCTGGATTTATACCAGCAGGCGGGAGTTGCATTGGGCGTGTCTGGTTATGCAGATGGAGGTTTTGTAGGAGGCTCAAATTTGAGCGACAATGCGACAGACTATAATTTATTCGCTGAGGCAAATAGAAACGCAGCCACAGGCTATAACGAAACCACAGAGGGTAATTACAATGGGGAAACAGCCCCAACATACGGGCCTGTTTCTGCAGAAAGAGAAAGCAGTTCCGGCACAGCACCGGTGCAGGTTCAGGTAAGCCTCCAGCCGGAGTTTGTTATCAGCGGTGGCGACGGGCAGAGTGAAGAGGACATTATGCAGGTAATCAGGCGGCACTTGAAGGAAATGGCCGATGAACTGGGCGGGGAAATAGCGGCTAACCTGAGCGAAGTATTTTCCAATATGCCATTGAAGGAGGCGTAAGCTATGAATATTATATTGATTCCTGCCGGGAGCGGTTCAAAGTTTACGTTCCCGGCATTGCCGGAAAAAGTGAAGGGCAAGTATGGGGCGAAGTACCAGAGTTTTGACATCATTTCCCAGGGTACCGTAAAGGTACCGAAAGGAACGGATGTGGCAGAGTTTTCATGGGATGGGGTGTTTTTCGGAAAGTCAAAGAGGAAAGAGGCAATCGTCAAGACATCGAGCTGGCAGGAGCCGGATGAGTGTGTGAAAATCCTGTACGATATGATGAAAAATGAGACAGTTCTGAATCTGATCGTGACGGAAACGTGGATTAACGTGGATGTCACGATTTCTTCATTCCAGCCGAGGCCGGTGGGCGCTTTCGGAAATGTGGAGTATTCTATAACTTTTGTGCAGAAAAAGGCGCTGAATATCTACACCACGAATGAGCTGAAAATAGCCGCCTTTGTGAAGAAAACGAAACCGAGGAATGATTCCGGTGCAGCCGCCAGCACGTCCGGCGGTTCCTACACGGTGGTAAGCGGCGATACCCTTTGGGGGATTGCATCCAAGAAATTAGGCAGCGGCTCCAAGTGGACGCAGATTTACGATTCCAACGCAGGTACGATTGAGGCGGCGGCAAAGGCGCATGGGAAAAGCAGTTCCGACCACGGGCATTGGATTTGGCCGGGTACGGTCCTGACGATACCGGGATAGGAGGCTGCCATGATTGATTTGACAAAAATCAAATACCGTGTAGTGGTGATGGATGAAAAAGGCGCTCAGTACAACATCAGGGATTTTATCCAGAATCTCGGCTGGGAAGAGAATGAGAATGAGCTTTCGGTCCGGTCCTCATTCACGGCAAAGAATGATAAAACGTCGCAAGGGTATCTGTCGAGTATCATCAAGCCGGGGTGCCTGGTCGGCATTTTTGCAACGGATGGCGGTTCGCTGGACGAGGAAGTAGCCAGGGGATATGTGGAAACATGGAATCCGATAGAGAAAAACAGCGGGTACAGCCTGAAATGCACGAATTATGACGAGCTGTATAAGTTGCAGAAAAGCCAGGATAATCGCTATTTTCCTTCCGGTACTGGCACAAAGTCGGCACTCCAGGGGATTTTTGATGATTGGGAGATTCCACAGGGAAAGTATGAGGGGCCAAATGCCTCTCACGGAAAACTGGTTTATAACAATAAGTATCTGTCGGATATGATACTGGAGCTGCTGGATGATGCGGTGAAGAAAGGCGAAGAAAAGTGCATCATCCGGGCCTCAAAAGGCTATGCGAGTGTTCTTCCGAGAGGCAGCAATAAGACGGTGTATGTGTTCAAGGTGGATAATACGCAGTCATTCAGCCAGACGGTCAGTACCGCAGACCTCATTACAAGGGTAAAGGTGGTGGGGCAGGCAGACGACGACGGCAACCGGAGCGTGGAGGCCACTCTGAACGGAGAGACGAAATACGGCATCCGTCAGAGGATTTATACAAGGGGATCAGACGAAACGCTGGAGGATGCAAGGTCAGCGGCGCAGGAATTGCTTGACGGAGAGGGCAAGATCAAAAAGGAAATGACCGTACAGAGTCCGGATGTTCCGTTTATCCGGAAAGGTGATCTGGTCTATATCATGAGCAGTTCGGTGTCTGATTATTATTATGTGAAGAGCATCCAGCATAATGCGGACGTGTACAGCATGACGATGGAGCTGGAATATGCAGAGCCGGAAATGCAGGGTGGCAGTAGCAACGCCCCAGAGAAAAAGGAGTACAATGTGGGTGATGTTGTGAATTTCCATGGCGGCACCCATTATGTCAGCAGCTACCCAGGCGCAAAGGGCTACAATGCGAGGGCAGGAAAGGCAAAGATTACGATTAAGAACGGTTCCGGGAAGGCACATCCGTGGCATCTGATCCATATGGACAGCGGTAGCAACGTCTACGGATGGGTGGACGACGGGACTTTTGATTAGGAGGCGGCGCCAATGGAAGGATTTGACGGACATCAAGGTATAAGCAAGCTGGCAAGCGTTCTCAGCCAGAGGATGAAAAGAGAGAATGATTCTCCCCTGGTTCTAGACTTTGGAGAGATACAGGCAAACGGAAGCCTGGTAACAAATACATTTCCGGTTCCGATTCCAAAAGGAGATTATTCGGTCTGCAGATCAGTTAATGGCTATACGCTGGCTACATCAGAATCCAGCTGGACGGGGCATCTGCAAAATGACAAGCACATACACGGAAGCCCTTCAGGAGTTCCGGCCCACAGCCATGATGTGCCAATGCCTAAAGTGAAGCCGGGGGATCGTGTCCTGGTGGCATGGGTGCAGAATGAGGCGGTAGTTGTGGATATTATTGAAAAATCATAAAGGAGGCGAGAAAAATGTCAGAGCCGCTGTTTCCGGTGGTGGAAGTACCGGATTTTTTATCTGAGAATACTGAATATGATACCCAGTATAAGCGGAGTGTACGCTGGGACCCGGAGAAAGGGGATTTTGCCAGGGACGGTGCTAACCGCATGGTGGAGTGTGACGGCAGGGAAGCTTATGCTATATGGTGTTTCAAGATAGCGCAGACGGAAAGGTACCGCTGCCTGGCTTATCCAGACTCCATAGGCACGGAAATGGAGCGTGCTTTGGATAACGACGACGAGAAAACCGTAGAGTCTATGGTACAGAGGACAATCGAAGATGCCCTGATGGTGAATCCCCGGACGGAATTTGTCCGGGATTTTGTTTTTACATGGGATGGCGATAACATGAACTGCACATTTAAGGTGAAAGGCAATAATTGGGATGAAATAATCACGATTACGATTTAAGGAGGTGGGAAAGATGCAGCCGAAATTTACAAGACCAGATTTTATTGAGAACAATACTGCAGAGGAAATACATGAGCGGATGATGAACAATCTGCCGCCAGATATAGATGATATGCCCGGCGGGTTTCCTTATGATTTCACAAAGCCTGCAGCGGAGGAAAAAGACGAGTTTATCAATTACCACCTTGTAAGGGCATTGATGATAGCCTTCCCTCAGTACGCATGGGATGAATGGCTCGACCTTCACGGACAGCAGGTACATCTTGAAAGACATCCGCCGAAAAAGGCGTATGGGAAAGTGAGGGTTGTCGGTACCGCAGGAACAGAGCTTGTCGCAGGGGTAATCTTCTGCACACCGGCCACAGAGACCGGGCCTGCCATTGAATATAAGACGGCAAAGGATGTAGTGATTGGAGAGGACGGAACGGTTCTTATCCCGGTAGAGGCGGTGGAAAGTGGTACCGGCTCCAATGTTGCGGCGAATACGGTAGTTCTTATGGCGAGGCCGGATAAGAACATCACGGAGGTAAGCAATCCAGAGCCGATTACCGGCGGAACCGAAAGGGAAAGCAACAATGATTACTACGACCGGATAGCTGCAGAGTATGAAAACAGCATGACGTATCTCGGTAATGATTCCGATTATGCACGCTGGGCTAAACAGGCAGGGGCGGGAGATTGCATTGTGGTGTCCGTTGCCGAAGGCCCAGGAACCGTCAAGCTGGTGCTTGTGGATGGGAACGGCCAACCGGCAAATGAAAAGCTGGTGCAGGATGTTTACAATTACATTGTTTCTCCGGACGACAGGAGTAAAAGATTACTGCCAACTGCCTGCTCCAAACTGATATGCGAACCGGCAACCACGGTGAAGGTGGATTTTACGATTACTGGGCTTATCTATGACGAGACGACCGGCATTGAGCAGATCAAGGAGGATTTCACTAAGGCGGTTAAAGCTGTGTATTCCGAGGCAAAGAGGGAAGGCATCCTGAGATATAACGATGTGAGGCCGATTATCTCAGACATTGCTGGAGTGGAGGATTTTGATACTTTCCTTATGGACGGGGATATGAAAAATCTGAGGTTAAGCAACGAAGAGTACCCTGAGACAGGTATCCTCAATTTTAGTTAGGGGGCGGTCAGATGGGAAAATTCGATTTAGAAAACTTCCCCACAAGTGAGAGTGCTAAGAAGATGCTCAGCTATGTGTCGGATGGATTTTACGATGAATCTTATGTGGGGAAATGGCTGTTTCAGGTTATGGGCGCAGAGTATGACAAGGCACTGGAAATTGTGGAGGACCTGCCTGCACAGTTCTTTCCCGAAACTGCAACATGGGGATTGATGTACCATGAAATCAAGTGGGGGCTGCCGGTTCGGCTGAATCTGCCGTATAAGGAACGCCGTAGACTTATCTACCTGAAAAGGGATTACAGGGCACCTATGACACCGTACCACATGGAGAAGTATCTGGAGAATGCGACAGGGTTTATGGTGCGGATTGCCGATGTGAATGATCCGGGAGAGTATGGGTTTGAAGCTTCGCATCCCAATATCTTTAAGGCGTATTTTATTGGGGAAGGAACGCTGGACTCGAAGAAAGTACGGGAAATACTGAACCGCTTGAAGCAGTCACATACAACCTATAAGATCAATGACCGAATAATATCTGCCGTAGAATGTTCTTCATTAAATGGAATAAGGCTTATCAATGTATGCCTGCATCTGAAAATGCCGTTCCTGCCATTCCGATCATATGATGGGACGTCATATTATAACGGGGCAACGCGGTATGATGCACAGCGCAGATATAAACTTGGTATCATGCTCAGGCAGCGCTGCGAGATTAGGGAACCTGGGCATGAAATTGATAATCTGACTGTAGAGACCCGCAGGAATGTGCAGTACTACAGCGGAAAAAAGAGATATGATGGAACAACAAAATATAATGCAATGATCAGAAAGGATGTGATCGAATGAGTGAGAAGAGCCAGAATGTTGTTATTACAAAGGCTGCAAGGAAAAAGCTGGTACAGGCCAGGGCCGGGGCAATCGTACTGCCCAAGGTTGTCGGCATGGCTTTTGGCAGTGGCGGCGTGGATACTGATGGGAATATTATATCCCCGAAGGAGGGCCAGACTGGTCTGACACATGAACTGTACCGCAAACCGATTGACGGATACAGCTTCCCGGAAGATACCGTCTGCAGATATGAGTGTACCTTGTTGGAACATGAACTGGCAGGGGAGGAGATCAGTGAGATCGGGCTGTATGATGAGGATGAAGATATCCTCTGCATAAAGGCTTTCAAACGTAAAGGCAAGGATGATGATGTGGAACAGACTTATGTTCTGGATGATATTTTTTAAGTTTAGAAAGGATAGGTGAAAATATGAAAGATTATACTGTAGATACCCCGGTGTGGTCGGACAGCATTCCCATTGTGGAGGAGAATGACCTTGTCAATGCAGAAAACGATAATGCTGCGGCAATGCAGCTGCTCCAGAATGCCCTGGTGCTTTGGGCGACAAAAGTAAACAAAGAAGAGGGTAAAAGTCTGGTATCGGATATAGAAAGAACTGAATGGAACGCAATGTACCAGCAGGCTACCGGTTACACAGACCAGAAGATTGCGGACCTCATCAATGGAGCGCCCTCCACCCTAGACACCCTTGGAGAGATAGCCAGTGCAATGGGCGCTAACAAGGATGTAGTGGAGGCGTTGAATGCTGCCATCGGGACCAAGGCAGACCAGAAAGAGATGGAGAGCCTGCTGGGGACAAAGCTGGAGAAGACAGGGGATAGTAAGGATAATGTCATAACCTTTGGGAGCAGCGATACAACCAGCCCGTCTGGATGGACGAATACGGCGTTGTTAAAAAGTGGGGAGACTCATAAAAGCTTTGCGCAAAAAGTATCGACCATGTTCAAGAATGTCCGGTGGCTGTATAAGATGTTAGGCACCACGGATATATCTGCGATTGGGGGCGGCACGGTTACGGGGGCGATAAATGCACTAAACACGGGCTTGGACGACATAAGCAATGCCAGGGAGGGCAAAGGATATATTAATGCCTGTAATGATAACACACACCATGTAGGTATAACATTCGAAAATTACAATCATAACACAGTGCCCGTCATTGTAATAGATGGGGCCAAGTATCCTCTTGTGCCTAACAATGAAAAAAAAAGGAACAGAAGTATAATAACCAATCTATATGTAGATTTTTCTGTGTCCCCATGGAAATTGGTCGTGGAAACATATATAGATGGTACAGTATACGCCTGCGGGGTATCACTACAGGATATATGATCCCGAGCTGAAGGCAAAAGTCGGGGCAACAATTACATCATTAAAGTTCCAAATGATAATAGCACGTTTTAAGTAATCATCCCGGGCTGTAGCATAAGGATAAGGGAGATTACATTTTTATTTGGGCTATATACATCATATTGATTGTAATTGTTGCCCCAACTTTTGCCGCCAGATCGGGGTAATAGTCCGATATCGCGCCCTCTGCCCTGACTGCACACTTATGCAAAATTTGATATCCGTCCTGCTCCAGTACTGCAAAAAAGGGTATTATGCTAGTTGCAGGTCTGGGTATACCTCTGAGATACCTCGTATTGTATATGGCGTTGGTTA